ATTTGGTATTGATGACCCCCGAAGAACCCTGCAAACACTTAGAAGTTATTAGGGATTATTATCCAGGATGGCAGTACGACTACTGCCCCAAGTGCGGAGAGCGAACTATGACCCCCGAAGAACCCTTAAAAACAAAAATGAATGTATTTCCATCTGTCTATTCTCTTGATGTCCCACCGGAATCAGCAGGTAATTCCATAGATGAAGAACTAAGACTAAAACATTCACCACTTGAGCTGAGCCAGGGACAGACTGAGCCTGTTCGTTATTGTCGAGGTTGTGCGGCCCCTGGTGGTTCCCTTAATATCAAATGGCCCTGTGATTTAATTCAGTTCCTAGACTATCAGGAGTCACTAAACTATCTACTTAGGAGTGGAGTATACAAGTGAGAAGTCAAGAAGAAATTAACTCAAGAATGATGCTTAATCGCATTGAAGAACTTGTACTCAATACAGTGTATGAACGAATGAGTAGAGCTAACTCAGCAATGAAAGAGGCAGGTGCCGAGAATGATTTCGAACGGGGCTTTAATGAAGGGTTTGACAGTGCCGTTGAACGTTTATGGGAAATCATCCAAGAGCATTTGGACATCATCGACTATAGGTTGGCAAAGTGAGAGAATGTAAGCACTGTGGTGAACCCATCGTACGTTATACCAGAAACGGCAACTGGGACATGATCGGGGATGACGATCCCTGGATGCATTTGAACCCACATGGTCCCCATGAAGCTGAACCCGCCGATGAGGATAACCACTAATGACTGTACTTGCTGCTGCTGTAACCAGACTAGATGGTGTAGTGATTGCTGCTGACTCTCAGATCTCCTGGGACTACAGCAAGAGCGATGAAGGCAGTGGCAAACTATGGGTTGAAAAGGACCGTAGATACATCTTTGGCGGATGTGGAAGCATACGAGCGATGCAGGTAATCCAACATTGGACCGATTGGCCCGAATTTCGTGATTATCACCGAGATGATGTAGAACGTTTTGTCATCAAAGAGATTGTTCCTGCACTTCGTGATGCACTAAGCGACCACGGTGCACTAGAGAGCTCTAAGAAGATTGAAACCTTTGGTGCCGGACTCATTATGGCCTGGGACAATCACCTTATAGCCATTGATGAAGACTTTAGTATCACTATTCCCATAAGCAACAGATGGGCCATGGGTTCCGGTGGCAGTGAGGCATTTGGTAGTCTAGGAGATGAAGGTCCCTGGACCAAGAATGATGTTATCAAGGCTGCCAAGAACGCTACAAAGACGGCAATGGGAGTAGGTGGAGACATCTATTATGTTACCAGTAAGAGTTTAGAAATTAAAAAGAGTTGATTTTCTCTTCTAGAGTTATTAACATAATTATTAGTAGATTTAGTTAAAGGAAGATTATGGACAAGTTAGTATCCAATACACATTTACTACGTGAAGTAGTTGAACCCACTTTTGAACGAAGCATTAAACCACCCACACGAACAGAAATTCGTGAACGAAGTGCCACTGATGCTGATGCTGGAGTTTTTCTAGATCTAGTAGAGGTACTGGGTACTACAGATATTAGTGAGCCTCACCTACTAGGAGCCACCGAGGTAGATTTTCTAGCTACAGAGCTTATTGCCGTACGTAATGCCAAGGATGTTATTGAAGGCCGTGAGAGTGCACTTAAGAAGTATGCTACGGAATCAATCGACATTAAGATTTCCATGCAAGGTGAAGACCCCGCTGGTGCTAGTGGATTTCTAGTTAGTGCAGAAAATGGAGTTAAACTCAGTAAGGAAGTAACCGGTGGTAAGCTTACAGTAGATGTAGAATTACTCAAGGAGATTCTATCCTTTGAAGAGTTCTCTAGTGTTACCAACCACATCACTGTAGAGCGTATGACTGTATATCCTGATGGTAAGATTTCCAAGGAATTGGAAGACTTCTATGAACTCAATGAGGATGCCTTAGAAAAGCAACTCAAGTTGGGTAACCTGGGTATGGAACAGATTATTAAAGCAACAACTCCAGGAAAGACTCGAACTGCATTCTATGTCCGATCAGCCAAGTGAGAGACAGAAATGGGAACGAGTAGTTCGTAGAGATAACGACCCAGTATTTACTATGGGTATGGCAGCAGCCTTCTTTGACCTAACACCACAGTCCTTTCGTAAAAAAGAAGAATTGGGTTATTGGGTTGAAAAGGATGGTAGTCCTATTACTATAATAAGGACTCCTGGTGGAGACAGAAGGTTCAGCTTAAACGATATTGCAAAGATTGCTCATGCTCTTAGAAGGCAGAACAAGATGACCGATAGGCAGTTGAGATTAATTACTTTGAGAGTGGATGCCTTCAAGGAACCAGTCAAGAGACATAGAAAGAAGTATCGTAAGGGATGAGAATAGCATTTACCGGTAGTCATGGAACTGGAAAGACCACTGCTGCTAAAATCTTAAGGAGGGTTCTTAATGAAGAGATGGAAGGAACTTCTATTGCTCCTCTTGGAAGTGTTACTCGTAGCGTTCTCACTTGGGGGCGTAGTGGCTCAGGAGATTCTGGACCGGTACTTTCCCCAGAAGAAAACTCCTTCCAACTAGCCTGTATCTACGAACGTAGAAAGATGATGCTGGCCAAAGGAGCCATGAGTGCTGATTATGTTATCAGTGAACGATGGGCTCTAGATGAGACCGCTTATCAACTCTACAAGGCCCGAAAGAATACTCTAGGTGGAGATGCTACTCATACCCTAAGAGTATGTCAGATGGAAATGAACTGGGAGTTTAATAACTACTGGGACCTTATCTACTTTATCCCTGCTGATGATCGTCCGGTGGAGGATGATGGAACTCGTCCGGGTAGTAAGGATTATCAACTAGAGATTGATAATACCGTTAAGGAAACTCTAAAGACCTATAAGAGAAGTCACAAGATTAAAACTATGCCTACTGATCTAGAATTATGGGAACCTTACTTTAGGAAGGAAGTCCAGAGTTGGAAAGCCAAGAAAAAGTAGACTACAATGCCAACTTTGATCGTAGTGAGCGTTTAAGAGCTGAATGGATTATCGATAAGGCCAAGAGAGCTGGAGAGAATGTAGTTAGTGCTCTAGTTACTCATATGGTTGCTAAAACTCTAATCGAGGAACTAACTGGAGAAACTCCAGAACTTGAAAAGAGAGTTCGAGTAGATAAGAGTACCCAACTTCGTGAATGGGCACTTAAGAACCTAGGCAAAGAATTTGGAACAACAGAAATTGCTAAAAGTCTTGATTGTAGCTACGATACGGCTATAAAATCAATTAAAGAGAATCCTGATTACTTTGTTAAGGTTCGTAGAGGTTACTACGGTATCCGAGATGGACTAGCAGAGCGAGAGTCCGCTAAAAAGGATAAGTAAGTGAATAAAAATAGTAAGATATTCCTAGCAGTTCCAGGAATAGTAATAGTAGTGGTATTAGCCGTTATCGGACTAATGCATTTAGTACATCCCAGTTGGGTAGGAGAGCAGTCTAGTAACTCTGGTTATTTCCAGAAAGCAATAGGACTGATTACCGATGCCCCTCATGCTAGTTCCGAGTTGTTTTACTCTTCTATTGAGAATATTATTATTCTTATGGTAAGTTATAACTGGGCTAAGATTCGTATCAAGCAAGAGCACAAGAAAATTGATGATGAGCATGGTATTAGACATGACTAAGAAGCGAGTAGGATTTGCCTGTAAGTGGATTGACCACGAAGGCCAGATTGATGGTATTGGTAGTAAGGATGAGGCCAAGTCTCTTAATACCCGTAGCCTAACTCTAACCTGGATGCAGAAAAATTTAGGCCATAAAGCCGATATGAAACTCATTGAGGTTATGGAGCATAATATTAATAGTGTTAAACTATTACTAGAGCGTACTGCTGCTCGTGATGAGATCTATCATATGGTTAGATTGGGCAGTGATCTACTTCCTCTGTATAGTATTCCTTACTGGAAAGAAATCTATCACCGTTGGGGCATTCTACAGAAGATTGAAGAAGGCTTTGGTGAGATTGGCGATTATGCTAGAAAGCATGATATTAGACTTAGTTTCCACCCTGGTGAGTTTACTGTATTAGCTTCCCATAGGGCTGATGTTCGAGAGCGTAGCCTCCAAGAGATTGAGTACCATGCCGATATGGCCTACTGGATGGGTTACGGTCAAGAGTTCCAAGATCTCAAGATTAATGTTCATATTGCCGGGCAGTTGGGTTCCTATGGTATTCAGCAAGCACTTCCTTATCTTAGTTCTACAGCCAAGAATTGCTTGACTATTGAGAATGATGAGATGTCTTGGGGTATTGATGAGAGTCTTAAACTAGAACGTGATCTTGCTCTAGTAATTGATATTCATCACCATTGGGTCAAGACCGGTGAGTATATTCAACCTGATGACCCTCGTATGCTTAGGGCAATTGATAGTTGGCGAGGTGTTCGTCCGGTTATCCATTACTCTAGTCCTCGTGAAGAGCATTTCGTTAATCATGATCCCGAAGTGCAACCTGACTTTATTGAGAGTATAGCTCGTGGTCTGCATAAGCCCAAGCTTAGAGGACATAGTGACTTCTACTGGAATAATGCTAGCAATCGTTGGGCCTGGAGTTTCCATGATGACTTTGATATTATGTGTGAGAGTAAGGCCAAGAATCTTTCTCAGCAAAAGCTTGTAGAACAGATGCAAAACAACTATAATTTAGAGCTATCCAACTAAGGAGAATTATGTCCTATAACCACTTTACCTACGGTGCAGAACTTGAATGGGCTGATATTGATATCAGAAATAAAGTTCCAGTGGAGTTGGGTAAGTTTGATGGTAAGGACGCTACTCTAGTTAACTCAGATGGTCATGCCAATGATCCCAGTGGTAAGACTTGGAGTTTTGGTGGAGAGATCAATACTGCTCCTAGTGACTCCATTGATCGTCAAGTAGAGATCTTTAAGGAACTAAAAGAACTTTATAACCCTACTATTAACCACCGTTGTAGTATTCACATTCATATTGGAGTAGAGGGTCTTAAAGATGACCTGGATGCCTTAAAGCAACTCTTTATCTATACCCAGGCCAATCAAGATGACGTTTACGCTATGATTCCACTACACGAACCTACAGCAGAAGAGTATCCAGTCAAAGAAGATTTTAAACTGGCCAAGTGGTATAAGAATCAAAGAACCTATTGGAGCAAGGCCAAAGTTCCACCAAATCGTGTAATTGATATTCTTAATTCTACAGACCCCAAGAACTTTTATGATTGCCACTTTATGTGGAATGAAAAGCTCAACCGTAGACTTTACCACATTGGAATTGTTAGAGCTGGTATTAATGTTCGAGCACTTTTCAAGTATGGAACCGTAGAGTTTAGAATCTTCCCCGGTACTACAGACCCCGAACAGTTTAGAGATATGTTTGAGTTCGCTCATATATATACCTATGCCGCTCTAAATGATCACTCGATTACAGTCAAGGATATTCTTTCTAGTGGTGAATGGAACTTCCCAGAGTGGAGCCCATTTAGTTGTGAACTTGAAAGAGGATTTAAGGCCACTAAGATCAAGTATATGGACTATCCAGACCCTAATGCAGCAGCCAAGCGTAAGAAAGCTGAAGCAGCTGAAAAGAAAAGACTTGAACAAGAGTCTGAGAACAACTAACATATAATTAATACTAGTAAGGAAAGAAAATGGATTTATATCTAGGTAGTCCTCATCGTTATATTAAGCGTGTAGGTCTAGGATATGCACTCTCTCATGAGATGCAGAGTAAAACTACTCTCGAGATCTATAGGAGTCTTAATAAACTAATTCTCGATAATGGAGCAGATGAACTAGGAGAGGGTCAAGGTGGTGCTCGTTTGGCCTACCTTGCTGGAGTTCTTAATCCCAATTGGATTATTCTTCCAGATGTTCTTCATAAGGACAAGAAGACTCGTAAGCGTGGAGTAGATTTCTATAACCAGATGAAGGATTCTGGTTACCAGGGTAAGTTTATGAGTGTTATTCAGGCCAAGACCTTGGAGAAGGGTCTAGCTAGTTATGCTTTCTGGGATGAAAGTGGAATGGTAGATCGTATTGGTGTTACCTATGATACCATGATCTCTACTGCTACTAGTGAATTACTACCCAGTTGGGGTAAGCGTTTGGGATTCTTAGAGTACCTTGCTAGTAGTTCAACCTTTACTGATGGTAATGGAACTGGAGTTCATATGTTGGGGACTCTAGAAGTAGAAGAACCCTATACCCTATTCCGTAATCCACAGTTCGAGCAGGTATTAGGTCTAGTGCAGAGTCATGATACTACAGCACCCTATGCTTGTGATACTAAGTTTATTGTAGAAAAGAATGGTATTCGATTTGGTAGAGACAAGGACTGGCCTCGTTTGGACTTTGATGCTACTTTCTCCTATGAACGAGAAGATATTATGCACTATAATGTTGCCTGCTACCTAACTGCTTGTAAGGTTCCATACGAAAAGTGGACTCAGTACCTTAGTCCTGCTAATGCTAGTTACTTCTATGAGAACCAAGGCCTAAGTGAGCACTTCTAAAAAGACCTTACTACTATTTGATGGTCACAACGTTTTCATCCGCGCCTACAGTGGCCTAATGAAGCAAGATCTAAGGAACAAAGATGGTCAAGGGACCTGGGGAGTATATGGAACTCTCAATACCCTGGCCAGTATGATTCGTAGGTATGAACCCACTCATGTACTAATTGCTTTCGATAAGGGTAGAAGTAGTAAGAGACTGGCTATTGACCCCGAGTATAAGGCAAATAGAGTCCGTAGTAAAGAAAAGAAGGCAGCCTTAAAGGACCCAGTAGAGGACTTTAGGCCACAACTAGACCTAGTATTTCAATTCTGTCTCAAGATTGGTATTCCCTACTTAAGATTAGAGAATGTAGAGGCAGATGATATTATTGCTAAAGCAGCAATTGAATTTGGTGAAGTTTTCGACCAAGTGGTAATTGTTAGTGCCGACCATGATATTCATCAACTTATTCGAGAGAATGTTATTGTAGTAAAGCCTTCTCTAAGTCAGAGTAGAGATGTTAAAGAAGAAGTCTTCAATACTCAATCAGTAATAGACCAGTGGAAAGTGGAACCCATTAGACTTCCAGAGATCTGGGCCATTATGGGTGATAAAGGAGATAATGTTCCTGGAGTTCCTGGATTAGGACCAGTTAAGGCCACTAAACTAATTGAGGAACATGGAGACCTAGAATCTGTTATTAGTAACAATGAAAAGGTCAAGGAACATGAAGAAATAGTTCGTAGGGCATTTAAGTTGATTCAGTTGGATGGAAAGGATAATATTCCATTCCCACCTCTTGGTAATCTACAGTTTAATCCAGTAACACCCACTACTCCAGTTCATGGAGATAGGTTACTTAAGTTGCTAGATCACTTTGAACTTAATAGTATTAAAGAACGATGGTTAAATGGAACTCTCTGGAGAGAGCATTCCTTAGGAAGAAAGTTAGGCAAGTAATGGATAATAGTACAGTTAACGAGATTATCAAGAGTGCTGTTGAGTATATTCAAGACCCTGAAGGCAAGAGTTTTAATAGTGTTGCTCTAGACTTATATGATCTACATCGTGAACTTAATCCAGTATACAAGAAGTATGATCGTGGAACTCTTGAGGACTGGAGAGAGATTCCTCTTATGCCTATTGGAGAGTTTAAGCGTGGTGATGTAGGACTGGTAATGAGTGAACGGATGCCGTTCCCTGGAGTAGAATTCCACAGTAGTGGTACTACCCAAGGTGATAAGAGCAAGCACCGTATGTATGATACCGAGGCCTATAGAGCAAGTATTGCTTTTGGATTTAAAGATCAGATCACTAATACTCCAGTACCTACCTATCGTGTAGTTCTACTTACTCCTAAACTTCCTAACAGTAGTCTCTACTATATGATGAGTTATATTAGTGAACTTCATGACCTTCGTGGTATTCGAGAAGAATTTGATGGTATGAATGACTCTACTAGAGTGCAGGAATTACTAACTAGTTTAACTGACGAGAGTGAACCAGTAATCTTATTTGGTACTAGTTTGGCCTTCTATGATCTCATGAAGACCATTACTTCCCATGGACTTCCTCTAGTAACCCTACCTAAGGGTTCTATGATGATTGAGACCGGTGGATGGAAGGGTAGAGATATTAATCTTACTCCCCAACAACTAACCAGTACAGTTAAAGAGCAGTTTAGATTAAACTCTGAAGATCTAATTCGTGAATACTCTATGAGTGAAATCTCTAGTCAACTATATGCCTGGGGTAATGAATCAGAGGTCAAGTATAATGCTCCTTTCTGGTTAAATGTTCGATTGGTAGATCCACTTACTCAGACTGAAGTTAAGCCAGGAGAGAGTGGAATCATCTCCTTTGTAGATATTGCTAATGTATGGAGTTGTCCTTTTATCTTGACCGAAGATATGGGTCACCTCTATAATGATGGTAAGATTGTTTTAGAAGGAAGAGCGGTTAATGCCCCAGAAAAAGGATGTAGCTTAACTTATGCGCAAGCAATGGGTAATTAATCCTGAAGTAGATATGGTCAGTGTATTGGCCCAGTTTGGTAGATTTCTAGAAGACGACTATCGAATGGCCATTGAGTCCCTGGAGATTCCTCGAGACTTTGAGGAGTATACTGAGAAGACCGGTAGAAAGTTCGTTATTATTGGAGCCAAGAGTGTTCCTGGTGCTACAGCCAAGAGTGTATTCCTATGCTTAAAGTTGGCTGGTCCAGAGAGTGTAACTGTTAAAGCTCCAAGCCTAGATGAAGGCTACTTAATTCAGAATGTAATTGATACCTATGGAGAGGGTGTAGAGTGTAAGATCTTTACTACCCATAGTGATGAACTCAAACTATCTAGTGACTGGAGAAAGGCTCTAGACGAAGCTACAGATGTAGTGGTATTTGGAGATGAGAATACTGCTGAAGTGTTTGGGGAACTAGAGAATGAACATAGAGCAGTTCATATTCATGGGCCCAAGTTTAGTTTTGGTATTATTAAGGCCATAGACCTAACTCCTAGTATGATACAGGATATCTGTTTTGACTTCTTTAGTTTCTATGGAGAAGGTTGCCTAAGTCCCAAGTTCTATGTAGTGGTTGGAGAAACTGCTATGAGAATGTGGAAAGAGATTAGTGATATTCACACAGTATTGTTTGGGAGAATGATTGATGAGTTTAGAGGTAAGCTTCCTCTAACTCGAAAGAGTGAACTAGTCCAACAGTTTCTAAGTGCCAACCTAGTGGGTAAATATACTAGACTAGAACAGTTGAACTCTCCAGAAATCTTTACTACACTATATGGTGATACTCGTTTTGTAGTAGTGGATAGTCTAGATGATCTAGATCGTTTCATTAATAAATGGAGAGATCGTATTAGTACAGTAGCAATTAATCCTGATGACGAAGATACAATTGATTATGTTGAGAGTCAGATGGTTACTCGTATTTGTGATATCGGTAGTATGCAGTTCCCGGAATTCTTTGAACAGTTTGATCCGGTTGATGACTTTGATATATATGTAGGAGATGATCGATGAAACTTGGAGACATTGTTACTGTAAAAGCCAATCTAGGCCAAATTGTTGGTAAGACCACAGATGGTAGATGGATAGTTGAATGGGCCTATAATGAAGTGGACCCATACAATGAAGAAGACATATTTGTAGTAGAAGAAGTAAGAGATGTCGGTTAAGTGTAAGTGCCCTAATTGTGGATACCCACACCTTATTGAAGAAGTAAGAAATCAAGTAGAAGAGTTAAAAAAGGAAGAGGAGTAAGTGGAATATTTAGCCCGTACAAATCCTTGGCCTTACGATATTACCATTACTGGTGCTCATGATAGTTATCTAGAGACCAAAGAATATGGTGATATGTTTGATATGGCCTGTGGTATTGCTGTAAATAATCTAGGCCATAACTATCCTGCTATTCAAAAGGCAGTGATTAAGACAGTTAATAAGTATGCTCATATTAATGTGTATGGTGAGTTTAATATCAAAGAGCAACTAAAGTATGCCGAGAGTATTAGTGAGAGATTCTCCACTTTAACCATGAGTAATGGTATGGCCGAAGAGAACAAGACCTGGTTCTGTACTAGTGGTACTGAAGCCAATGAACTTGCTATGAAGCTAGCTATGCTAAGTACAGGCCGTGAAGGTTTTATTGCTCTTAAGAATGGTTTCCATGGTCGTAGTCTTGGTAGCCTAAGTCTTACTTATAAGCCTCAATATCGTGAACCCTTTGCCGGTATGGTAAACCCAGAACTCACTAAGTGGGTTGATGTTGGTGATGATATTCCAGATGAGTTTAAGAACCGTGCAGCCTTCTTTATGGAACTAGTCCAAGGTGAAGCTGGAGTAATTGCAGTTGACCCTGAATGGGCTGAATATGTAAGCAATTGGTGTAAGAAGAATGGAGTACTTCTAGTAATTGATGAAGTACAGACAGGATTTGGACGAACTGGTACTCAGTTTGTACTAGACCAGTACCAAGGAGTCAACCCAGATATTGTTACTCTAGGTAAGGCACTAGGTGGGGGTTATCCTCTAGGAGCAGTGGTTGCTAGTGCTCAACGATGGAAGAGTATGAGTACCGATAATCCCTTCACTCACCTTAGTACCTTTGGTGGTAACCCCATAAGTGTAGCAGCAGGCAGAGAAATGTTTAAGGCCACTAGTGACCCAGTATTCCTAGCTATGGTTCGTGAAAAGGGTAGTCTTGCTGACCATGCCTTTAAGGATTGTAAAGTAGCCAGTCTACATGGACCTGGACTCATGAAGGGTCTAGTGCTTAATGAAGGTATTGATATCGATTCTGTAGTTCAAAAGATTTGGGGATACAAGGTCTTTACCGGTAGAGTTCTCTATGGAGTAGATACTATTAGACTTTATGCTCCACTTGTAGCCAAGAGTAGTGAAATAGTAGCATCTTTCCTTAAGGTTCGAGCGGCAGTTGAAGACAGTGTCCGATAACCAAGAAGAACTAGATCATGCAGAACTAATAGTTAGTTTTTGGGGACTAGAAGACAGTCTAGACCGTATTCAAGATCTACTAAGACAGATTGCTGATCTAGTAAAAGAAGATGAAAATTAGACTTGATTTAAAGTAGTAAAGCATTATACAATATAAACCTAGTAAGGAGTAAGATGAATCTCATCTCTAAAGAAATTGAGTTTGATCTCGGTCACCGAGTGAGTACTCATGGTAGTAAATGTAGGAATCCCCACGGACATCGTTATAAAGTTCGTGTAACCTGTAAGGGAGATATAATTGATGACCCTTCCCGTAAGGACCATGGAATGCTAGTGGACTTTGGTCATCTTAAGTATATTATGAATAATAAGATTCATGATGTATTGGACCATGGATTCTGTGTATGGGAAGAGGACAAGGTGCTTAGAGCAATCCTAGATGAACCCTCTAAGACCAATGATTGGAACTATATTGTTTTTCCGTATATTCCAACAGCAGAGAATATTGCTCGTTGGGCCTGGACTCAACTTCAGTATGATATTGAAGTAGAGTTCGGTAATGATTTAGAGTTGTATGAAGTAGCCGTGTGGGAGACCCCCACTAGTGTAGCCTACTGTAGAGGAGTATAGTATGCATGTATTGTTAGTATTCGTACTTCCAGCTCTATTCTTTACGGGAGTTGGATTCTTTATTCACATGTTTAGTGAAGGTATTAAAAAGGGTATTTACCAGAAGAGTGAAGCACCTAAGAAGACTACCCGAGTGGGTAATGAAGATACAGGTTGGAGAAACAAGTAATGGCTGATCTAAGATTAGTAGAGCACTATACCAGTACTCAAGGAGAAGGTCCTCGTACCGGACGAACTACTCAGTTTGTTCGATTCGCAGGATGCAATATGACTTGTGCCGGATGGCCTTGTGATACTCCATTTGCTGTAGACCCAGAAGTGTATATGAAGGACGGTGGAAGTTACAAGTGTACTCCAGAAGAACTTCTCAAGGACTGTAAGGTTCAGCGTAATAAAACTGGTGCCAATAACATCTGCCTAACTGGTGGAGAACCATTCCTTCAGCCTCAGAGCAAGATGGATGAACTAATCCTACTCCTGGTAGGTGAAGGTTTTGAAGTAGAGAGTTTTAGTAATGGTAGTTTCCTTTACTCGGATATTGCTCTTAAGAATGTTACCTTTATGATGGACTGGAAGCTAGATGGTAGTGGAGAGTCTCAAACTCGTAGAGAGAATAGAGCAATTAATGCTGCTAACCTCAAGAGCGGTAGTGGTATTAAGTTCGTCTGTAAGGATAAGGTAGACTTTGAAGAAGCTCTAGAAACCTATGACTTCCTTAAGGGTCAAGTCAAGGATGGAGTTCGATTCTGGGCCGGTAGTGCCTGGGATGTATTCCCCACCAAGGACCTAGTAGGTCTTATGTTGGAGCATCGGGTTCCTTGGAGCCTAAACGTTCAAGTACATAACTACATTTGGCCAGCAAATGAGCGTGGACGATGAAGTTGATCACTTGGAGGGGTCTTAAGGACCTAGTAGCTTATGGTCGTATGTACCGTAAGATTAATCGTATTAGTAAACTAAATAACAGAATGGAAAGTAAGTAATGTACCTCGAAGAAGGCAAGTTAGCAGTAAAGGCACTCCTGGCCTCAATGGGAGAAGATACCAAGCGTGAAGGTCTATTGGATACTCCTCGCCGAGTAGCAGAAATGTATCAGGAACTAACAGCAGGTTACGATATTGAGCCCAAGGCACTTATCGAAAAGGCAATCTTTAAAGAGGGTTCAAATGAAATGGTTATCGTCCGTGACATCCCATTCTATAGCCTTTGTGAGCACCACCTTGCTCCTTTCTTTGGTACTGCTACTATTGGGTACATCCCTAAGGGCGGTCGTGTTGTTGGCCTTAGTAAACTCGCTCGGGTACTCGATGCTTTCTCTAAGCGTCTCCAGGTCCAAGAAAGACTAGGTAGCCAGATTGCTGATACTCTCTATGACTGTGGTCTACAGCCTCAGGGTGTAGGAGTATATATCTCAGCAGAGCACCTTTGCATGGCTATGCGTGGAGTTCAGAAGCCCGGTACTAGTACTGTAACTTCAACTCTTCGTGGTAACTTTGTAGAGCCATCTGTTAAGGATGAATGGCTTCGAGCAGTTAGTGGCCGATGATGATGGGGGTCATTGACCCTCATGATGTAGTCGCAACAGGTTGCATCTCAGGAGTACGAGAAGAGAATATCCAACCCAATAGTGTAGACCTTACAGTTAGTAAGATTTATACTATTAATGGAACTCTAGTTCTTTATGCCAATAAAGAGAATCGTAGGAAGCTACCCGAGTATACGGAAATGAAATCTTTCCTATATGAAGGAGTAGAGATGTATAAACTGGAACCCGGTATTCGTTACCAAGTGGAATTTAATGAGCAACTAAAGTTAAATGATACTCTTTGTGGAATCACCTTGGTCCGTAGTAGTATGGCTAAGAGTGGTTGCACTGGAGAAAATGGATTATTCGATAGTGGCTATGAAGGAGCTTGTGGTATGATGGTTCAGGTTCAAGCCGAAAGCTACATCGAAGTTGGAGCAAGTATTGCTCAGATGATTTTCTTAACTAGTGAGACTAGTAAAACATATAATGGATTTTACCAGGGGACGAATAGTCCTATGGAGTGGAGATAATGGATAAGTTAGCACAACCCCAGGATTCAATGTTCGAAAGAAACATTGCAATCATTGCTAGTAGGCGGCATGAAGTAATGGCCTACAGTGATAGCTTTGTCTATGAAGGTTTCCTATGTGGTCTTGATGAGAAGTGGATTCAGATCTATGGACATGAAGAGGCCTCAAAGGGTGATGAAAAAGCCGAGTGGAGATTTATTCTACTAGGTCGAGACAAGCTATCAGGTATTGGTCCAACCGGACGTAGTATCTATGACTTAAGTGAGGAAACCCAAGAGTGGGTAAGTAGGAAGATCAAGACCTTCTCAGATGTTAGTGAGAAGTTCCTAAAGAGCAAGGGATTTAATAATGACGACAGTAGGAAAGAAAAGCGTTGATGGTCCTCTAAGGGACTTTGATAACGATAGTTATGATGAAGTAGTAGAAGTAGTACCGGTTAATGAGAAACCTTCTACCACTGAAGTAGACCTAGTAAAAGCTGAAGCCAAGGAACTATTGGTCTACTTTGCTAACCGTTTTAAAGAGACACAAGGATTTGATTATAATGTCGAGTGGGTTAAAGAGATTGCGATTTTTAAGAGCTACAAGGAACGTTACGGTGACGATGCTGGTCCTATGGTTGCTCTACTCTTTGATAAGTACAACTGTATCCTTAATGGACAAGTAATGACCGTTACTGCCTTTAGTAAGGGTAGTAAATGGATTCAAGATAAGTTGTATATTGAACTTCGTCAGGATATAATTAAAGAAAACGAACCTAAGCCGAACCTGGAAGGATTGATGGATAGTAATGACTTCCTCAAACGACTCGCAATTTAATTGGAGTAAGGACTATGTAGATCTTAAGTATAAGTTCCTTAGAGATGAGGAAACTGAATACTTGGAGGCCAGAAATCCCCAGTTCGAAAAGATTGGTAAGAATGGTTGTCCTAGCTGTAGTGACCGTAGTTGTGGAGAATGTAAGATTCAACTACAACTCTATAAGCACTACTTGAATGCCGGTATCGGTCTTAACTATCAGAGACTAACTTGGAGTGACTACCAAGGTGATCCAATTGCCTTAGAGATTGCTCATAGCTACTTAAATCGCCATGCTGATATGGTCAAGGGTGGAATGGGTCTTCTCTATTATGGTAGTTGGGGAACTGGTAAAACTCTACTAACTGCCCTAATGGCCAAAGAACTAGTTAAGCTAGGTTATACAGTCTACTTTGCTACCTTTACTCAAATGGTGGATGAATTCACTCGAGGTTGGGGCAGTAATGAAGATAAGGCTAGATTTGAGAGTAAGGTTGTTAAGAGTGACGTCTTCTTCCTAGATGATGTTGGTAAGGAGTTTCGTAGTAAGAACAATCTCTCTGAGGCTACCTTCGACCATGTCCTAAGACAGAGAGCATTGGATAACCGTCCTACTTTCATGACCACCAATATGAGCATCGAAGAATTAAATACCGGCTATGGAAGTGCTATCTTTTCTCTCTTGAAAGAGCGAGTGATTATACATAATATGGTTGGTGAAGACTTTAGAAGTCAAGCTCGGGATAGAACATTAACCGAGATCAGTGAAGGAACCCAGAGGAAGATCTACTAGTGGATATTGAAAAGAGTTTTGTACCGCATTTTGTTAAGTTAGATAATATTAAGATCATCTGGGATAAAGGAGTAAGGCCCGAACACTTCTTTGATGATGGAGTTCGTGAATTATTCGAATACACCCTAGAATACTATCTCAAGAGTGAGTTTCGTCAAACAGTAGATCGTGATTTTCTAGAGACCAAGTTTCCTGATTACTTTGTTAAGAACCCTTGGCCTGAAGAAGAATATTTGGCCTTAGTTCTTATTGATGAACTACTAACCAAGTATCGTAGAGCAACTACTCAGAATGTTCTACTTAAGGCAGCAAGTGAACTCGAGAAGGACCCTGAAGCCGGAATCTCTCTTGCTCTAAGTAACCTAACCAAGATCCAGAATGATACCAGTACCCGTGAACGTATTGAGATCTATGGTGATGGATACGAACGTAGAAGTAATGACTACATCGAGAATGCTCTTAATAACTCCAAGGAGAAGAGAGGTATCTACCTTGGTTGGGATGAATTAGACGAACATACCTACGGTATCCAGAAAGGTGAACTTGCTGTAGTAGTAGGTATTCCCAATGTGGGTAAGAGTTGGGTAGGTAGTGTTATTGCTCTTGAGGCAGCTCGTAGAAAGCAAAAGGTCTACTTTGCCTCTCTGGAACTAAGAAAAGAACTAACTCTTATGAGATTGGACTGCTTGGTTAGTGGAGTACCTTATACCAGATATGAACGTGGAGAACTTACTCCTAATGAACTCAAGAGACTAAAAGAAGCTCGAGAAGAAGTAATGGAGTTTGGTGAGTACCTACTTATTGACTCTCCTAGCCGTAAGAATGAACGAACAGTATTGGAACTTTATAGTAAGGCCAAGCACTGGGGAGCAGATCTAATGGTAGGAGACCAGTTGAGTTGGTTGACCACTGAAAAGAACTATGGTAGCCAGAGTAATTTCCAAAGTCTACAGATGGCCGAAGTAATTACAGATGTTGCTAGTATCAATCGAGAAATGGGTATGGCCTCAGTATGGTTGGCCCAGTTTAACCGAGAGGCTACCAAGAGCAAGAAAGGCCGTGGAGGTCTAGCTCAGATTGGTCTTAGTAGTAACATTGAACAGATTGTTGACTTTGCCTTTGGTATTGGAGCAACAAAAGAAATGAAGAGTAGTGAAGCATTGGTAATTGATATTCTCAAGAGCCGTAGAAGTGACCTAAAGAGTTGGATGATGAGCTTTGAACTAAGAGAGCAAACATCCCTTAAGATTGTGAGAGAATTTGAAGATGGTGAGTAGAATCCCGCGTAAAAAGAAAAAGAAGATGGCTAGAATTCCAATGGAGTTTAATCTATTAGAGTGGCAGGACATTAAGCAACAAGCCAAGGCCATGAACATAAGGCCTACAGAGTATATTAAGGATGCCTTGATATCATTAGCAGCAAGTGTGAAAGAAGGACAAGTATGACAATTGTACCAGACCCAATTGGCCCTAGACGATGTGCTAGTAAATATCGTGATCCCAATGGAGTTGTAGTGCCTTGTGGATATGATGAGTTCCACAGTCTTCATGAAGGAGATCCATGGCACCGAGCATATAGTATTGATGGTCATATTACTCATTCCTGGACGGTCAGTAATGTTGACTGAAGGACTTAGACTTTGGGTTGAATTGCACGCTACAGATAAAGCCCCTTGGTACCGACCCTGGCACAGAGGGTATATTCAGGCCTGTAGAGATCTATTATTTCTTGAAAAAGCTAATATAGCGATATTACCATTAGAAGAGTATAGAGCCATTGAAGGTTCTATACTGGACTATTTAGAAGCAGAGTATCCATTTCCATGATCAAGTTAAGTGATGTATTTAGAGGACTAGATGCCGAAGGAGTCCTTAGAGATCTTATTGGTGCTCATGAGATTATAGAGAACGGTAATGAGTTAATCCACTCCTGCAAGCTTCCTTTTGGGATGCATAAGAATGGAGACAGTAACCCTAGTGCCAGTCTAAATCGAGAAAGTCTTCTATTTAATTGCTTCACTTGTGGTGGTGGAAGTATTGTATGGTTAGTCCAGAACTGTCTGGATATTGACCGTGATACTGCTATTGCCGAACTCAAGAACTATGCTGATGGCCTTAAGGTAATTCCCATTGAAGAGTTTGTAGATAAACTCAACAAGATGTTTATTAATGAGGCCTCAAGTAAGTTTGATATTCCGGTCTATAATGAACGTATTCTAGAACGATGGATTATTCCTACAGATTACTTAACCGAACGTGGAGTAAGTGTAGAGGTCCAAAGAGAAATGAAGACCGGAATTGATCGAGACCGTAGAGAGATTGCTAGAGTTGCTGGGATAGAGTTACAGATTAATCTAGACCGAGTGACTATTCCTCACTTTATGAATGGGCGACTTGTAGGTTGGGTAGCTCGAAAAGTGGAGAATGTAGATGGAGTGGCCAAGTATAAGAACTCCAAGGGATTTCCCAGACAGTATGGACTCTATAATATGGATGGAGTTCGAGGCCTTAAGAAGATTTATGTAGTAGAAAGCCCTATGAGTGTATTGGTACTCAAGAGTAGAGGCATCAATAATGTTGTTGCTACTTTTGGAGCTAAAGTATCGAAACCACAATTAGAAATACTTAGAGGATTTGAGGAAGTAACAGTATTTATGGACGGAGATGCTCCAGGTCGTAGTGCTAGTCATAACCTTGTAGATGCTCTAAGAGACTTTACCCTGGTGAAAGTAATTGATACACCGGACGGTGAAGACCCTGCTAGTATGACAGTAGTACCAGAAAGTCTAAGTAGTTTTGTATATGAACTTAGCAAAATTAGTTGATTTAAAACTATTAAGAACTTATACTAGTATACGGCTATAAGCCACGAAATAAAACCAAAACCTAAACTAAAAGGAAAACTAAAATGGCACTAAAAAAAGGCATGTCAGCAGTAAAGGAAAGCCTAGAGCGTTCCCAAAATCGTAGTACTCCAAAGGACTATGTAGAGACCAATTGGTTCTACTGGAAGGGTGGAGAAACCAAGGCAGTACGTTTCTTGACTGATGCAAACGACATCTTTGTTGTTCCAGTTCACGAAAATGTTCCCTCCCACGATGGAAAGACCAAGACATTTGTTTGCCGACAGGCATTTGATGCTGCTTGTGAACTTTGTGCCGAGAAGACCTACCGACGTGATGTTGGTTATGGTGTAGCAGTTCTTCGTGAAGAAGTCTATGAAGTCCAAGAAGATGGTACCAAGAAGCTAACCGGTTACCGTGATGTAGTTAGTACCTATGAAACCGAAGAGAATGGTAAGACCGTTACTAAGAAGAAGCCATATGTGGGAATTGTTTCCCAGGGTATGCGTAACTTCTGGAACCAGATTGCTGTTATCTCCGAGAAGTATGGTAGCCTTAAGGACCGTGAGATCGAGATCATGCGTCAAGGTGCTGGTACTGATACCACTTATATGGCCTTTGCTCTAGACCCTAAGCCCATTGAGAATATTGATACTCGTTATGCTAAGTTCACTCCGGACATTGAAGGTTTCCTCAACCGAATTGGTAGTGAGGAATACTATGCCGCTCAACTACACGGAATCAAGGCCGAACCTAAGGTAGAGGCTTTTGAGACTGTAGATAGTTTTGAAGAAGATGAGTATGCTGAGGACGAGTATGTTCCTCTGGAAGAAGAGACCACAGCAGATCGTCTTCGAGCTAAGCTTCAATAAGTTTTAGAGCTCTAGTAAGGAGAGGGGCAACCCAATCTTGATGACACTCCTTACTAGGGTTCTAATTAAAGTTTGGGTTCGGTAGAGTATATTTTGGTCCGACACTGCGGTATACTCTACCGGACTCCATTTAAAGAAAGAAAATAATGTCCTTCAATGCACTAAACGATAAAGTAATCCTACAACTAGCCGAAGTAGAAGAAAAGACCGAGAGTGGACTCTTTATCCCAGATACTGCTACTCAAATGCCTAACATTGGTACTGTAGTTGCCGTAGGTCCTGGCAAGATGGCCGGTAATGGTGAAACTATCCCTACCGGTATCTCTGTAGGAGACCGTGTAATGTTCCAGCAACGAGCAGCACAAAAGATTGAGATTGATGGTGAAGAGTATCTAGTATTCCTAGCCGAGCACATTCTTGCTATTGTAGAAGAGTAGTATGAATAGTATTTACCATCAGATGTGGTTTCACGTCTTTTTTGGTATGATACTATATCAGATTGTAGCCAGTATTATTGACTACCAAGTAGTTCAAAGACTAGAAGAACGCCGTAGAAAAAGAGAACAAGATTCTCTTGATATCCCCAAAGAGTAATACTAAACTAGTAAGTAGATATGAAACTAGAACCCGAAATTAAAGGTTGTCCTCACCGAGATGTAGATCTATACTCGGAACCCCGAGATGGATTTATAGGCAAATGTTACGATTGCGGTAAGTCTATTAAGGCATCCGAAGATGAGTGATAATCTAACCCACCTCCATGTTCATACGGAGCACTCTTTCCTTGATGGATTGAGTACCGTAGAGCAATTGGTAAAACGAGTAGTAGATCTAGGCCAAGGTTCAGTTGCTATTACTGACCACGGTGAGGTAAGTGGCCACCTAAGACTCCAGAGAGAAGCCGATAAGGCAGGCATTAAGCCACTCTTTGGTATGGAAGGTTACTTTACCGAGGACCGTTGGGTTAAAGATGGTAAGAAGGGTGAGAACTATGATCATATGACCATGGTGGCCCTTAACCAGAAAGGTCTAGAGAACCTTTGGGCCTTGAGTAGTTTGGCCTATATTGAAGGTAGCTACTATGGTAATCCTCGTTTCGACTGGGAACTATTAGAAAAGTATTCTGAAGGTCTAATGGTTACCGGCGGGTGTATGGGTGGTTGTATTGGTAAGCATGTTAGTACCAATCTAGAAAAGTCTATTGAACGAATCTCTCGTTTACAAGCTCTCTTTGGTGATAACTTCTACTTGGAACTACACACCTATCTAAGTCCTGAGAGTAATAGATGGAATGAAAAGATAGCTACTATTGCTCATGATCTCTCTGTACCTCTACTGGCCGTAAGTGATGCCCACTATGCCGAACCAGATCAGTGGTATGCTCATGAACTAATGACGGCAGTACAGATGGGTAAGAATATGGAGGACCCCGATAGGTTCTCATATGGTCCTAACCAACTCTGTATCTTTAGTGAGTCTGAAACTCGTGAACGGTTGAGTTATCTTCCCGAGAGTGTTGTAGATCAGGCCATTAAGAATACAGCAGAGATTGCTGCTAAGGCAGATGCTAGAGTTCCTGAAGCTCGTAGTATGCCTGTATTCTTTGCCTCTCCAGAAATGGACGAAAGGCAACTGGTCAAGAGAGTTAATGAAGGATTCGAAAGAAAGATTCGTCCTCATGTTGATAAAAACCTTCTAGATAGTTATCGTGCTCGTTTGGATTACGAGATGGAAATTATCTGTAAGCAAGGTTTCCCCGGTTACTTCCTAACCGTACAAGATATTATTACTTGGAGTAAGAATGAAGGTTATCTTATCGGCCCTAGCCGTGGTAGTGTTGGTGGTAGTTTGCTTGCCTACTGTATGGATATTACTGAGGTCGACCCCCTCAAAGCCGGACTACTCTTTGAACGTTTTCTCGACCCCGAACGTGCTTCTCTCCCTGACATTGATATTGACTTCCCTCGTTATGAGCGTCATCTAGTTCGAGAGCATCTAGAGCAGCAGTATGGTAAGTTTAATATTGCTAGTATTGGTACTCTAAATACTCTAGGTGTAAAGCAGACCATGAGAGACCTTTGTAGAGGCCTTGCTATTGATAAGGGTGATACTGAAAAGATCTGTAATATCATTGATGATACCTGGAATATAGCGGATAAAGGTGCAGGTCACTATGGTTGGGATAAGGTTGAGGCGGCCTATAAGAAGGAACTAGCCCCCTGGAAGGTTAAGTATCCCAAGCTATTCGAGATGATGCCCGAGTTCCTAACTCACATTCGTCATGCTAGTGCTCACGCTGCTGGAGTGGTAATCTCTAAAGATAGTTTGATTGGTCGGTTACCTCTTCGTTATAAGAATGGTGATGTTAGAACCCAATTCGATATGTGGGATGTTGAGAGTCTGGGATTTGTTAAGATCGATATGCTGGGTCTTAGAACCCTAAGTACCTTAATGGATGCCTTTAAACTTATTCAACGAAACCATGGAGCAGATGCTCTTCCTCACTTCTATGAGTGGCAGTATGAATGGGAAAAGTATTATGATGACTCTGAAGTATGGGATGAGATCTGTACTGGATTTAATATTGGTAGTTTCCAGATTGAGACCAGTAACCTAAGAGGATTGGTCAAGAGATTCGAACCTAGAAGTATTGAAGACCTAAGTACCATGATTGCAGTATGCCGTCCGGGTATTACTAGAAGTCAAGATGCCAAGACCGGTCTCAACCTTCTAGAACTCTACTTGAGAAAGCGTGAAGGTAAAGTAAGAGTTACCTATAAGCACCCTAACCTAGAAAAGGTATTGGGTAATACTTATGGTACCTTTGTATACCAGGAGCAGATTATGCAGGCCTGTGTAGAACTTGCTGGATACTCTCTAAGTGAAACTGACCGTGTTCGAAAGATCATGGGTAAGATGCTATTTGATAAGATGAAGAAGGAACGAGTAATCTTTATCGATGGATGTGTTGCCCAAGGTGTAAGTAGAACTATTGCTGCCGAAGTATTCGATGAGATGCAGGCCTTCGGTACCTATGGATTTAACAAGAGTCATAGTTACGGATATGCCATGGTGGCCTATTGGACTGCCTACCTAAAGCACTACTATCCTAAGGAGTTCATGACTGCACTCTTTAGAACTAATGCTAGTGATAGTGTAACCTATACTCGTGAAGCTCGTAGAATGGGTATTCCGGTACTAGGTCCAGACATTAACGAAAGTGGAAGTAGTTATACTTTAACCAAGAGTGGTAGTATTCGATATGGTCTAAGTAGTGTTAAGTTTGTTGCTAGTGGAGCCAGTGACTTGGCCAAACTAGGACCATTCGAAAATATGGAAGACTTTGTTGCTAGAATTCCTAGCAAAAAGATCAACAAGAGAGCAGCAATCTCTCTTATCAAGTGTGGAGTATTCGATAGTATGTGTGGAGATGCTAAAACAGCACTCTACCAATACTGGAAGGCTCGTAAAGATTTTAAGAACATAGATGGAGTTTGTAAAGATGATTGTGAACATTGCCACGGCACTCTTAACGCTTTCGATTGTTATGCTGATCTTCAAGAAGACGTTAGCAATAGAGCTCTTTGGGAGAGAGAACTACTGGGTACTCTTATTAGTGTCGACCCTCTTGGAGATTATATTAATCTCATAATCGAGGAAGATACCTTCCCGGGTGAAGACCAGATGTTTGTTGGAGAAAAGTCCATGGTAGGTGGACTAATTACCAAGATCAAGCCACTTGTAACCAAGAGTGGTAAGAATCCTGGAAGTCCTATGTGCCAGTTCTGGATTGAACTTCCCTTGGGTAGCTCAGCAGAGATCGAGGACTATGATGACCAAGATGATGAAGGTTCTTCTACTAAGGATGAGAGTATTCAGATTGTAGCTTTTCCGGATACCTTTAAGCGGGTAGGAGAACAGATTGAAGTGGGTAGTCCTGTACTTCTCGAGATTGAAAAGATGGCCAGTGGATTGAGTTTGAAAAATATCTTTAGACTAGACCTACTTAAGGAGAAAGCATAATGGATGTCTGTAAGCATGGTACAACCAGTGAATATGGTACCTTTAAACCCTACTATAGCTACTTCTGTCCGGACTGTAAGGAACGACTTATTCCTCAAGAGTCCAACCCTTGTAGTCACAATAAGAGACTAGATGGTCACTGTGTTAAAAAGGGTTGCAATGGCAAGGTTTCAACATGAGTTTCAAGCACTTCTGTAGTAGTTGCAATGTCTACTTTCATAGAGCCATAGACTTTATTAGACACAAGCATGAAGATCTTAAACCTTTAATCGATTTACTCACTGACCCAGTGGAGAAACAAGATGACTGAATACAAGAAAGCCAACTGTAGAAACTGTAAGCGTAAACTAGGGGATATTCGAGAGATTATTCAAGGCACTAGTGGAACTTGGGTACATAATAACCCCACTAACTATGATTTAAAGTGTCACCCCTTTCACCCTTATATAGCCGAACCTGAAGAAGAATGAGCAAGTATTTCGAATTAGAGCATAGTGCAATGAGACTTGCAGGAGTCCATGAAGAGGGTACCTGTATTGGAGAGTATTGCACTATTCACAACCGTAGTGACCACCATATGAGAAACCGTCCTCAAATCTGGAGATATGATAGAGGAATTATGGAACGAATCTGTACCCATGGAATTGGGCATCCAGACCCAGATGAGTATAGAGTAATTCAAGGATACGATGACGGAGTCCACGAATGTGATGGATGCTGTCAGTTGATTAATAATGAAGAAACCACTAAAATACTAGAAACTAAATAAAGGAAGATCATGGCCCGTGGCGATGAAATGGATAAGCTTATTGCTGATCTCAATAAGTTTACACCAGAAGGTAGTAAGCCTCTAGCACTAAGAGGTAATAATATTGAGAAGATTAAGGCAATTCCAACTTTCTCTCCAGCATTAGATTATCTTCTTGCTGTGGGTGGATGGCCTGAAGGTAAGCTAATCGAATTCTTTGGTAAGGAACACTCGGGTAAGAGTAGTTTTGCTTTTATGGCACTCAAGGATTGCTATGACTACTACAAGGGTGAAAAGATGGTGGCCATTATTGACCTGGAGCACCGATTTAATCCCGAATGGGCAGAGGCACTAGGACTCAAGGTAGATGAGAGTCTAATTGTAGTTCAGCCACCAGATGCTGAAACTGGAACCGATATGATGGTTCGATTAATCAAGAGCAAGCAAATCTGTGCTATTGTTTGGGACTCAGTGGGTGGAGCAGCTACCAAACACTCCATGAATGAGCTCAACGATAAGAATGATAAGATTGGTGGTAATGCTGCCGTTATGAAGAGAAACGTTCAAACAGTTGCTCCATTGGCCAATCTATATGATGTTACTGTATTCTATCTCAACCAACTTCGTCAGGATATGGACGGATATAATCGTCCTATGACTCCAGGTGGTAATGCCGTTAAGCATGCTATGAGTGTTAGAATGTACCTAAGGCCCGGAAGTGATAAATACTTCGATAAGGTCAATGGAGAAAATGTCCAGGTCGGTAACCCTGTAGTTATGAAGACCGTTAAGAATAGTTATGGTCCCCCTTTCCGTGAAGGTTGGACGGACTTCTACAATCAACCCTGCACTGCTCTAGATCACCCGGGTATTGATACTCGTAGAGACCTAGCTCGAATGGGTATTCTTCTTGGAGTGGCCAAGCGTCAAGGAGCATGGTTCTCTTGGAAGGATATCAAGGCCCAGGGTAGAGATAGTTTCTTTGAAGAGATCTGGAGTCAAGGTCGTGGAGAAGAATTTGCTCAAGAAATTACCAATACTATTAAGAATGGTAATGTTTTAGTTCTTAATGATCAAGATGATGAATACTTTGGTCGTCCTATTACGGATAGTAGTGAAGATATCCATGATGCAGAGGTATAATGGAAGAGCTTAAAGAGCTAATTGGTAAGGCACTCGGCAACATCGAGAATTATCGTAAAGAGCATCATGGTCGTGGACTATACAGCTATGATGATGGTCGTTATGATGCCTACCAGGTTGTAATGGGTTGGATTAAACTTATAGAAAGTGAACATGGGCAAGTTCCAAACTAAAATGAGTCAACGTCAAGAGCGTGAACTCGAAGCAGAATGGCCCAAGGCCAAGAGAACTATTGGTTCTGGAGCCAAGTGGGAGAAAGCTGATCTACAGACTGCCGAATTCCAGGGGATGGAGTTCATGATAGAATGTAAAAGCACTCAAAGTTCATCTTTTAGTATAACGAAAACTATTTGGAATACTGTTAAAAGTCATGCCCAGAATAAAAGTTGGTTGAGTCGTCCGGTCCTTGCTGTAAGACTATATGGTCCTACTATTGAGATGACCGAATGGGGTGAAAGAGAAAACACTCCAGAAACTCTTCCCGTAGAACTCGATGTAGTGGTTCTTGATAAAGATGACTTCTTGGAACTGTATGCTGACTATCTAAGACTCAAGGAACTAGAAAATTAATGTGGAGTTGGACTCTAGCAATTATTGGTTCCCTGGGTATTTATGTAGTAGGTAAAAAGAACATCTGGGGTTGGTTCATCTTAATGTTAAGTGAAACCCTCTGGACCATCTATGCCGTTACTACTCATCAGTATGGATTTATCTTTGCTGTAATACTCTATAGTGCCGCTTATATCAAGAGCTTTCTACACTGGAGAAAAGATGCTAGCAAATAAGTTTATTGACTTGATCTTTATGATAGTTGGTACTACAATTGTAACTGAGATTACTATGAGAAGGAAGAAGAAGGACAAGTGAGTTTCCTAGAAAGAACTCTGGCCAGTTATCAGAGTCAAGAGCCTATTACTCCATACTTGGAGCAGGCACTAATGAAGGGTGACTTTGTACCCGATGAGTATCCAGTAAAGATTTTTAATTATCCTAGAGTATTCGACAATATGTATCACCCTAGTAGTGATATTGAAGCCGGAGAACTAAAACTCTATTATAAGTTCCACCCCGAATGGAGGCCCCTATTACAAGAAGAACGAATCAGTCCAACACTCGCAATGACCTTCCAGGTCGGTTCAGCTTTTCACTCAATCATTCAGAATATGCTAATCCATTTAGGTTTCACAACCTTGGAGAAAGTAGAAGTGAGCTTCCGAAACGAAGAAAGAATGATCGCCGGAGCAGTAGACGTGCTAGAGCTCACTACACCGGATGGCGAGAAATTCTTAGTAGATATCAAGAGCACTAATCGTTTGCCCAATGAGGCCAGTCACCAATACTCTATGCAGTTGAGAGTGTACCAGGATAACTGTCCGGATGCTCCAGATCGTATGGCACTACTTTTTATCGAGAAGGCCTACCCTCACAAGATTAAGACCATTGAAGTCCATAAGGACCAAGACTCATTGGACCAACTCTATGATAAGTGGAGTAGAGTTCGAGTGGCTATTAAGAATAATAGTTCTGAAGGTCTAAGACATTGCTGCAGTGGACCAGGAGATAAAACTTTTATGGAATGTCCTGCAAGAACTTTCTGTGAACATTGGAATAAATGATCTTAAGTCTCGACCCAGGTTCTTCACGAATTGGGTGGAGTTTAACGACCTCTAATGGTCTAGTTGTAGAGTATGGGTTCCTAAGTCCCATTGAAGATGTTCCCAAGAGTATGCAGTTTAATCAAAAGATGAATCTACTTACAAGAAGATTGATTCCCACTTTTGATGGTCTACTAGATCGTGTAAGTCATGTTGCCTGGGAAATAGTTCCAAGTTTTGGAGCAATGGCCCAGAGAGATCTAGTTCAGGCCACAGCAGTTACACTCAAGACACTTGCAATCAGAAGAAACTATGCTTATCAGCAGTTTACTCCTCAGGCCTGGCACAAACTCTTTGTCGGCAAAGGAAAATGTACAAAAGACGAAGTTAAAAGTTTAATTATTGAAAATAATGTATTAACATTAAGTGGTAAAGCAATTGAAGAAAATTTGCCTTTTGATGTTTATGATGCAATTGCTATTGGACTAACAGCACAAAGAAAGAATGAATGGATTTATGGTGAGCTCTAATTCCTCCTACTCAGGTGGTTTTAAACGAGGACTAGATTCCTTGACTGAACCAGTCCTGGGAGAGACTCACGATAATAAGTTTAATGATCTTCACAACTTTGTAGTTCGAGCCTTTACTTGGGAGAGTAAGCCAGAAGAACTTGTTGCCCTAGAGGCCATTGAAAAGATGGTTGAAGAGTTTATGGCCGAATACTTGAGTCCTGCAGAAGTAATTATTGCTAGATTTAATAGTGATATTGGTATGAGTGATAGTGAGGCCGATAGACTATTCCTCAATCTCCAAAGTACCATTGTAGCCATCGAAGAGGAAGTAACTCGTAGATACCTTAAGGCACAGTTCAGTTACTACATCTGGGATGATAAGTATTGGGAAGCCTACCGCAAGCCTGTAAGTGGTACCCAGAATGACCTTCAGGCCCGTGCACGGATGGAAACTCGTGATGATAGATACTTCTATTTTGTTCAGTATGCTGCCTGGCGTCAGATTAGTGATAAGGTAACTTCCTTAAAGGCCACCCAGAAGTATATCCAAAATCAGATCTACAGGCGCTCATAATGGCCGAACGCAAGACCAGAAAGCAGGAAGTCATCAGAGGAAAGATGACTTGGCAGGTTCTGGAAAGAATCCTCAACAACTACTATGAGTGGAAGGCTGTATATGCTACCACCGGTAATCCTGATCTTCAACTCCTTAACGGTATTACTGTTAACATTCATGATATTCTCAATGGTATCGAGAAGCTTCCTCCAAGACAGAAGCAGGCAGTAGTGCTTTCCTGCTTAGAGAATATTAAAGAAGTGGAAGTGGCCAAAATTATGGGATTCACCAAGTGGAGTAGTCAAGTGGGTATGTATAAGCGTAAGGCTTTGAAAACTCTCTGTGATACGATTTGGGTCGATTGTGTCGACTGATCGAGATAGGGCAGAACTAGATGCCTTAATCGAGGCCAATGAGATCAAGCTTCCCAAATATTGGGATACACTGACTTGGGAGCAGAGAGTGGAGTTTGTTGCCCATAGACTTCTTCTTAATGGACGAACCAGTACCAAGCACACAGTGATTAAAGAAGAAGGTTGGCTAAGTAACAGTCAACTAGAACGTAGACGTAGAAGAGAAGTGCTCTCCAAGTTTGGTAGTTGGGATGAAGTTCCACCCAAGAAGGGTACCTTCGGAAGAAAGTATAACCCGGACTCAAAGGAAACCTAATGGCTGAAGAAATCGTACCAGCTAAAAAAGACTATCGTGACCTAGATAGAATGACTCCAAGCACTGGAGAACTCTTAAGTGAGACTATTGATGGTGAGACCTTTCTTTATAGAGCTATTCCTCAATGCAAAGTCTGTACCAGTGGAGATGAGATTCGTAGGTATGTAGATGACCTTCTACTCTTTCCTAAAAGCTACAAAGAGGTATTGAGAACTATTCAACCTCTTGAAGAGCGTATAGGTATTGAACCCGAGGATAGAATTAGTTACAGTAGTATTCGTACCCACTATCGTAATCACCTACCGCTTGATAAAAAAGCTGTCAGAGAGATTATTGAAAAGAGAGCAGGAGAACGAGGCCGTAGTGTAATCAATGCCGATGGCACTCTAATGACTCCTGAGGCCTTTTATGAAGTAGTGGTGGCCAAAGGCTTCGAAGATATTGTTAGTGGTCGAGAAAGACCAACAATTAGTCAAACTATGCAGGCCGTAAACATTCTTCAGAAGATGGAGAAGGATGCTCAAAAGAACTACAAGCCTGAAGTTCTAGTTAACCAACTCAACATTATTGTATTGGCCATTCGAGAGGTTCTTCCACCCGAGTGGAGAGAAAAGGTCTTTGAAAAGATCGATGAATACTCGCAGGAAGCCGATAAGAATGTTACTGCTCTAGAACTAGCAGAAGCTCAAGATTATGTTGATGAAGATCTTGGTAATTTTTAGTTGATTTAGATGTAGTATTAATCTAAACTGTATTAGGTCGAAATTCTTTCGACAAATAGTTAGGAGAATAATGAGTTCACTTACAGTAAAAGATATGAGAGAGTTCGTAGATGCCCAAACTCCGGCCTACGATACAGTACAGGTTGGAGACCTAGAATTCTTTCCTTTAGGCGGCCCAGCTGCAGTAACTGATGGGGCTCCAGGGCACGAGATTCTTTCAGGTGGAGCATTTGTAGTAGACAGGACAACAGGTAGTAGTTATTCACTTCCTGAAGAAGGCGGACTAGAAGCTTTCTGCAAATACCTAGGAGTACCGGCTAAGTTTATTCTCAAGCTTCCAGAAGCTATGCAAGGCAATATTGTCAATCACTTCATTGCCCAGAATGCAGCTTCACTTGGAGTAATTAGTCACGTAAGTGGAGAAACTCAAGGAGTATACAAGCCTAGTTCACTTATTATGCCTCCCAAGAAGATTGCTGCAATGGTATCAGACATCTTCAAGGATACAGACATTGTAGCCAAGTTTGACTATGCAGAAGGTTTGGCCGTTAACATCTATACTCCAGAAATGTATGTAGATGCTCGCACTGATGATCGAACCAATGGAGGTATTCGATTTGAGGCCTTCCATGGTAATAACCCTCGTGTTAGTGCCTACATGGAACGACTAGTATGCACTAACGGTATGGTGGCTACTAGTGATCTAGACTCAATTGCCGTTAAGGGTTATAGTTTGGATGAGATTATCAACAATATGGAATCTGCTGCTCGTCTACTTCTTACCTCCACTGTACCCAACTACTTGGAGAACTGGAAGAAGTTGACCACTATTCGTAGTACCAATCCCGAGCAACTCATTCACCGTTTGGTCAAGGAGAATGAGATCAGTACTAAGATTGAAAGTAGAATTATTGAGGCTGCTAGTAGTCTAGAAAATGATAGCTACTACGATGTAGTAAACCTTATTACCAGTTTCCAGCATGAATCCAGTATTGATGAGAAGCAATTTGGTAAGCTCCAGGTATTGGGTGGCAATGCTGTTCGTGATCTAGGTGGTCACCGTTGCAATGGATGTGCTCATCTACTTAATAGTTGAGTAATGTAAGCCCTGTATTTAATCATGGTAGTCATCGATGGATACTAATTTTTGTCAATGTGGCTGTGGATCACCCGTTAAAGGTAAGTTCCTTAGAGGACATAATAGTCGTGGAGTAGTCCATTCTGAAGAGTATAAGCTTAAAATGTCCGAAGCTTGTAAGAATAAAGCTTCAATTAGTGAGCAACACAGGGAAAATCTTTCTAAGAGTCTAAAAAAAGCTTGGGAGGAAGGCACCAAGACTTACAAGCCTATAGTCCAGAAGCATTCTTTGGAAACTCGACAAAAGATGTCTGAACAACGTAAGGGTAGAAAACTAACAGAAGAGCATAAGCAAAAGATTTTAGAGTCCCGTAAGTACTACAAACATTCAGAAGAAACTAGAAAGAAAATGTCTAGTTCTCGAAAAGAAGCTTGGAATAATAGTACTTATGATACTGAAGAGTTTAAGATTTCAGCTTCTAAGAATAAGTTTGGAGTTCCGGGCTACTATAAAAATGTTTGGATGAGAAGTGGTATTGAAAGAGATGTGGCTAGATTTCTAGACTCTAGAAAAATTGACTGGCTTTATGAGTCTAAAAGGTTTTGGCTCTTGGAAATGGGTAATACATATCTTCCAGACTTCTATCTCCCCAATCTTGATGTTTATCTAGAAGTAAAATATAATGATGATGAAGGAGAAAAAGCTAAAGCCTTTAGAGAAGAAGGCAATAGACTGATCCACATTACAAAAAATAATTTTAAGGAAGTCCTAGACAACTTGGAAGCATAATCGCCCGTAGGCACAGTAACACCTGGGTAGGTGTATAAACTGCCCCTTCCGGAAGAGTGGCCGAGTGGTTTAAGGCAGCTGTCTCTTTTAATGTAATTTTTTTATTAAGTTGTTTTAAGTAGTATGGAAACTATCTGTAATTATGGCTGTGAAAATCCAGGCCTTTTTAAGTTAAAGAATAATAAATGGTGTTGTTCTTTTTCTATTAATAGTTGCCCAGGGATGAAGATTAAAAACTCTAAAAAGAAAAAGGGTAAGAATCCATGGGAGAATAAAGAACACCCTAAAGGTATGTTAGGAAAAACTTGGAAGTACAAGGGTAATACATACAAAGAGATTTATGGAGAGTCTTCAGAAGAACAAAGGGTTAAGCGTTCTAGCTCAATAAAAAACTACAGAGAAAAACTTTCTGAAGAGGAAAAGAAAAACATCTCAGAAAAGATTTCTAAAAAACTTACCGGACGTATTGCAGGCCCAAAAGTAGGACTTGGACGTGGTCACAAAGGGTGGTATAAGGGAATTTGGTGTGATAGCTCTTATGAATTAGCTTATGTATATGACTGCTTAGAAAAAGGGTTAAGTATAAGAAGGAACACTGAAAGGTTCCCATATGTATGGGAGGGTGTAGAAAAAGGATACTACCCTGATTTTATAGTAGAAGAGGACTTGGTAGAAATTAAAGGATACTCCAATCCTCAAACAGAGTTTAAGATGTCGCAGTGTACTAAACCATTAACTATTTTAAGAGAAAAAGACTTGAAAAAAAGTCTAGACTCAATTAAATTAAAATATGGTAATAAGTTTTGGGAAGTTTTATACAATAAGGAAGATGGGCAGGACGGTAATGCAGCGGATTGCTAATCCGTACAGGTGTTAAAGCCTGACTGGGTTCGACTCCCAGATCTTCCGCAAATATAAGGAATTAGGCAGGACCCGTGGGTTTATAGCCCACCGAGGGTTCGAATCCCTCTTCTTCCTCCAAGCCGAAGTGGTGAAATGGCAGACACGCTAGTTTTAGGTACTAGTGCTTTATGGCGTGCGGGTTCAAGTCCCGCCTTCGGTACGAATGGCCAGTAGTAAACTTAAGTTGGGGATGGCTTGCAACCGCCTCAATGTATTGGTTAAAGGTGGTGCCTGGCTACCCCTGGTTGTCGTGTGCAAGGAAATGTTTACTAAGTGACTTGCAAAAACAGCAGACGTGGCGTAATGGTAACGTTGGGGAGCCTAACCAGTTCCCTGTCGTGGGTTCGAATCCCACCGTCTGCCCGTGTGATAGATAAGGAGTGCACCTTCTGCAAGGATGCCTGTCTATCCGGTCTAGTAGTCTCTTTCCGAATGGTTTGGGTTTACTAGTCTTTTTCGGATGTAGTGTAGTGGTAACACAACGGTCTCCAAAACCGTTATCGGGAGTTCGAATCTCTCCATCCGGGCCATATTTTAATGTAAAACCCCTAAAATAGCATCTTAGAAAGCAAGCTCCCATCTAAGGATAGGCATGTCCATTCGCTTCAAGCTTTCTAAGAAAAAAGATCGGATACCTAACTATCCTCCTCCCACTGATGTGGACCACGAACCAGGCCCTAATGCCAGTGAATCAGAAGCAGATGCTTTTGTTCGTAAAGTAGTAGGCCCTTGTACCGGTAAAGATCCCTTTACTGGACTTCCGTGTTGGAAACATGATGATAATGGTAACCATGTTCCCCACACTCAGTGGAATACTGTTGATGACTACTTGGAGACAGCGGATCCATTCTATATGCATCCTGATGTTGCCGGAGTTAAAATCCCCGGTGAAAGAAGTTGGGCTCGTGATAAGTCTGACGAGAATGATCAAGGTGTAGATCATGTTTATACTATTAATGGTGACAAGGACCAAGAAAACAGCTTAAAATTCTGGGCTCGTAGTTGGAGAGCCAACAACCCTAGGCCCAACAGTAGATTCAAAGAGCGTGCAGAAGGTAATCCATACCTTCGCAACAGTCTAATGGATGCAGCTGGAATTAAACTTCCTGCAGCTCCCAAGAAGCGTCTTCGTGTTAAGAAGCAGGAGCCAGAAGTTGCTCCTTTAAAGCCAATTGATACTGTACCCCAATTCGTTCCAGACCGTATTAACCCCGCTGGAATAACCGGTTACGCTCCTCATGATGCCTATAACCAACCTGTAACCTTTGTTACTAACAATCCTACTCACCACTGTGAACGATGCCTTCCGGTATGCTCCAACTGTGGAACTCGAGATAAAAAGAGTAACTTTGATGAAAGCGGTACCCAGCACAAGTGGGAGATGAGAAGTGAATGTAATGCTCGCAGAACCTCACTTGGTGCCGGTGTTAACATTAGACCTGAAGTTGGAGAAAAGCCAGAGATTCCTAGCTCCATTCTCCCAAGAAAGAAGTAAATATGAGTTTCAATGAGAGATATGCTAAAGAAGAGAGTAAGACTTTTACTCCACCAGAGGGAGTTCAGTCTGCTGCTCGTAAGGCACTTAAGTGGATTGAAGAAGGCCATGCTGGAAGTGGCTTTACCGGTGTAGGTCGTGGAAGAGCTCACCAACTTGCCAATGGTGAAGCAGTTAGTCTTAGTACCATTAAGCGTATGCACTCATACTTCTCTCGCCACCGTGTAGACAAGCAGGGTAAGGACTGGGATAAGCCTAGTGCCGGTAAAGTTGCTTGGTATGCATGGGGTGGAGATGCCGGTGCATCATGGGCCAAGAGCATTGCAGAAAAGCATGATGGTAATAAAAAGACAGCATTTGGACCAGACTTACACACCAGTCTGGAAATTGGTAAAGCCGGATGGAGTGCCGTTCACGGAGTAGGCCAGGTTCTTAAGGATACCTTTATGTTCCCAGCCAATGCTGCAGAGAGTGCTAGAAATCTAGTCCACGAAGTGTCTACTGGAAATGTTCCCAACCCTCCTAAGAATGATTACTATGGATGGGGCCCTAAGCACCTAACTCCCACTGAAGTTGGTGGAGCCGCTCTATATCCAGTTAAGAAGGGTCTAGATGCTGTAATCAATAAAGGTCTAGACCTTAAAGATCGTTATGATCAGGCTATGCACCCAGAAGACCGTGCTAGAAGAATGACTCCTCCAACTGCTGCCAAGTTCAAGAGTTGCACTAATTGTGATAATAGTGTACCTGCTAACACTCTAGACTCAGAAGGCAAATGCAAAGACGGCTGCAAGGCCAGTATGCAAAGAATGAGAGATAGAGCTTCAGAAAACCTCTTCTGGAACGAATAAATACACTATAATAGATAACAACTCTATTAAAGGAATATAATGGCCGACTACAGTAACCTTCCAGGAATTGCCCCAGAGGACGTAAAAGTAAGTCCTGAAGCTCAGGCTCAGATTGATGCCTATCTTGCTAGCCAAAAGGCTGAAGAAGAAGCACTGGGTAAGGAACAAGAAATTGAACTCTATGAGAGTGAGCTAATGGCTTGCTGGAAGCTTCTTCGCGAACTTCAGGACAAGTATGGTTACAAAAAGGCCAGTTTTGAAAACCTTCTATCACTCAAGAGTGAAGCAGATGACAAGTTCGAAAAGATCGGACTTCAAGTTGTTGTTGACTGGGTACTTCCTGGTCTAAACGAAACCCCAACTCCTCCAACTATTACTATTGTTGGTAGAATTGGTGAGCCAGAGTTCAACCCTGAACAGGCTCGTTATGAAATCGGTGAAGGTATTGCCGATGACTACTACAAGGCCAAGCGAGAAGTCGCTAAGAGCAATGGTAAGAAACTTATCATTCCTGGACAGTAAAGGGACACTATGAGAAAAATCTCTAGAGCACAAGACTACATTACTCCTCTCAATCTCAAGACTGCTGTAAATGATGAGCATGGTCACTACCAGTATATCCACAAGCGTGGAGACAAGTGGGTAGTAGTGCAAAAGGGTACTGGTAAGGTTCTCTCTACACATGACTCAGAAGCAGATGCTATTGCTAGCTTCAAGGCCATGATGATGAATAAGCATGGTAGTGTAGTGGAGGCTGGAGCATGGCCTAGTGAAACTGACTGGGAAGGCCACTTGAAGAATCTTGAAACTCTACACTCAGAAACTCAAATGGGTGTAGGCTGGCATGCTGCCAAAGATGAAAAGAAAGAAATGAAGGCCCATGCCAAGGCATCAGATGCTATTGAAAAAGCCATTGATGCTGTTAGAGAAGTAATGAAGTTTAACCCTGCAAAGAAGTAGTATGAACTTCGGGCAACGTTATATCTATGATCAGTTAAACAAGAAGGCTGCTGGAGTATTAACTCCTGAACTTCTTGGTCCTTGTCGTGGTAAAGAATGCCCAACCTGTACTCACTTTGATGAGACCATTGCAGGTCTAACTAAGTCTAGTGAAACTCAAAAGCCCAGTGCCAGTGATCGTAGTAAGGCCAAGCAACTTAAAGAGTTGAAAACCAAGCACAAAAAGGTTAGGGTCTAGTGAGTCGTGTTTCTAAGGGCGGCAATCAAAATATCCTCAAGGAGCAGAATGACTTCTTTGAGATTGCCAAACAAGCTCTTAAAACTACACCAGATATTCCAGACATTGTTACCTTTGCTGAGCACTCTGACTTTCTAGGTCGACGTCTATACCCCAGACAGAAAACTCTTCTCAAGCTCATTAATCTGGAAACAGAAAATATGACCGACTATGACCTAGAGGTTATTGGTGAGTGGACCAAGGGTTTTGATCGCAGTGGAGTTTCAATAGGCATCTGCCCAGACATCTGGGCTCGTGTAGAATATCTCAAGGCCAACGGCTATAGTCACTTTCGTGAAGTGGTCAACATTACTGGCCGTCGTGGTGGTAAGGGTCACATTGGTGGTATTCAAGGTGCCTATCTCAACTGGAAGCTCATCATGCTTGATGACCCACAGTGGTACTATGGTATTGACAAGAGTAAAGATATCTACCTCTTCTGTGTAGCCACCAACATTGAACAGGCCAAGAGATACCAGTTTGCTGACTTGGCCAACACCATCATTGATGCTCCTTGCTTCCAGCCCTATGTAGCCAAGGCCAATGAATATCTTGTTGCTCTTAGAACTCCAAGTGACGTTAGAAGAATTGCTGCCTTTGAAGCTAGAGGTATTAGACCTCAAAGAATGATTGCCAGTGTTAGAAATATGGCAGTGACCAGTAACTCAAAGGCCTCACGTGGTGCTGCTGCTTTTGGAGTAATGTTCGATGAGTTTGCTCACATGTTGGTGGGCACTGCTGGACCAAGAACCAGTGATGAAGTCTATAATGCCATTACTCCTGCATTGGACCAGTTCGGTAAAGATGGATTTATCTATATCCCTACAAGTCCTTTCACTAAGGTAGGAAAGTGTTTCGAACTTTACGAAAATGCTCTCCAGGTTAATGAAGATGGAACTCCAGCATTCCCAGATATGATGATGGCTCAACTTCCAAGTTGGGGACCATATCAAGACTGGCAGGACCCAAGAGCCACTGGAGGATTCCAGTTCCGTGGTGCTCCTCAGAGTTATGATGATGCCATGATTCGTTTGGAGAAACGTGAACCTGATGCCTTTAAGGTAGAGCGTTTGAGTCAATGGGCCGAAGTTACCGATGCCTACCTCAATCCTAAAATTGTTGAGCGTATGTATGAGCCATTTAAGGATGCTACTGGGGAGCTAAGGCACCTCGAAGAACAACGAACTGGTACTATGGGATTCATCTATAGAGGTCACTGTGACCCTTCTAAGAGTAATGCCAATACTGCAGCAATGATCTGCCACATTGAGGCCATCCCGGACCCTGAAGATGGTGAGATCTGGTTCCACGTTATTGTAGACTGGCAAAAGGTCTGGAACCCAGAAGATTATGATGAACACCAGGTCGACTATGAAGAGATCGAAGAAGAGTTGGTGGAGACTATTGCTCGATTTAACACTCTTAAAGTATTCTCCTTTGACCAATATGGTGGCTTTGTAACTCTTCCAAGATTAAAGAAGCGTCTTAAAGAAATTAAACACAAGGCCATTGTTAAAGAAGAACAATTCCAGAATGCCAGTAATGATAGAAGAGCAGAGAGATTTAAGAGTGCTCTTGGTATGAACTGGGTACACTCCTACAAGGATGAATTCGGTCCTGATGGTACTTGTCTACTGGAACAGGAACTCAAGTTCCTTCAAGAGGTTAATGGCCGAGTCAAGAAGCAGGACTTTGGTCCAGTACAGACCAAGGACCTTGCAGACTGTCTAATGGTCTGTGTAGATCAACTTCTTGAAGATAACTTTATCAAGTTGGAGATGAGAGATAAGTTGGGTAATACCAACCTCTATCCTGGTAGCCAAGGTGGATACCACACCGGTAGAGCTAATCCTCTAACTGCCAGAGAAAAACTTAGAAGCTTTGGTTCTAGTAGAAGTAATAACCCATACCCAGGTATGGCTCACAGAAGGTATAAGTAATGAGTTGGGCCAAGCGTTATGCTAATGAACTACCTCGTGACCCCGATGAGGAAATTCTACTTCCTTTGACCAACCAGGAAATGGAAAACCATATTGTTAATGACCATAGTGATGTACTAACTAATGTTGGTAACCTCAACTTTGATCTTAGAAAGAATAAAATTCTAGATATGGTTCGTAAGATGACCTTTCAAGAAAAACAAAAGTACCACACTAGTCTACACGGTCCAAGAGCTGGATTTACTCACGGTACTACCCACAAGCATGGAGACTACTAATGAGTGATGAGACTCAAGAACCATATGATGTAGAGCACGAACATGATAACCTTGCTAGTTACTTTCGTTACCTACAAGAGACTCAACCCAACTGGCAACTGTTAAGAGAAAAAGTTGTTCGCAAACGTAATGACATTGTCTCCCACTTTAAGCGTAGAAAAAGTGAAGAGGATATGTTTGCTCAAGGTAACTGCTTCCAACAAGGTCCAGCAGTTAAAGAAAAGTTTTTTAGTGAAAAGCCATCTGAGCAAGAGCAGGCCAAGAAGGTCTGTACTGGTTGCCCCATTAAGGGAGCCTGTCTTAATTTTGCTTTAGAGCACCCCGAAGGTATTCATGCCGGTAGTGGAGTATGGGGTGGTACTACCGAGGGTGAGCGTCAGGTATATCGTAAACCCATAGCACTAGGACTACTGCACCCTCTTGATACTCCTGAACTTAAGAGTACAGAAAAACGTGGTATCCTAGGCCAAGGTACAGAGCAGTAAGTTAGTCTTCTTCTCTTTCTAGGTATTCTAATAGGTCACCTAGAACCTCTTTAGTGGCACTTAGTTGCTTGATACTGGTTTCGAATACACCAGTTAGCTCATTCTGCTCTTCTAGTTCCCGTTTAACTTCCTCTATAGAGTTGCCAGTTAGTTCGGCTATAATCTTATAGGCAAACAATAGCATCCGGGGATAGTAATCCATTAGTGTTTGTAGAGCATCCATGCCTATATCACTAGCTATAAGGCCTGTATCTAATGCGTGTAGATCTTCTTCCTCAAAATTCATATTCTTCCTTTTTATTTATTTAAGAATAGTATTAACTACCCTAAAGGACTACCAAAACTCCCAGGATAAAGGAGTTTGAGAAACCCGAGCAGGTTTGATAGTCCTTTACAGCAGTTAATACTATGTGTTATTTATACTTATTGAGTCCTCTAAGCTCTCTAGCAATGAACAATAGCATTAAAAAAATTATAATTCCTAGCATTATTTACCTTATTTTTTTATTTTTTAATATTAAAAAGCAGTGGTTATAAGAGACTAGAGAGCAGGATGCATGGCTAGAATTTTCTCTTATATGTATCCATACCTAGAGTATAGTAGACTACAATAATGAGTTCAAGAAAACTATTAAAAAATAGTTCTCTTTAAGAAAATCAAATCGTAGTTATGCTCCTAGATTATAAATCTCGTGTCTAACATCATCTAGTAGACTTATTAGATATGCTAGTTGAGTGTTATTACCTTCTTCAATATTGCACTCTACCATGAAATCAGAGATAGAGTCCCTTAGTTCATTGAGTCTTTGAAGTGTAGTTGGTTTCATAGTTACTTCCTTTCTTACCTTTCGGTAGGGGATATGATGAGAATTGAACTCATATGTAGGCCAGTAAATTGTTGAGGAGTTAATGGGAACCTACGTTTTTCCAAGTTAAACTACATATCCATGTGGGCCCGTTAAGGTGGAACCCATACCTATTAGTTAGGCTACTTCAGTAAATAGCTCGTGAGTGGCCCAAATCATACGTTCCGATTCAGACATACCTCCCCACCAACCTACTTCCATTTGCCTTACCGCTTCTTTGCGACAAGTGAGGAGGACGGGGCATTCCTCACAAAGTTGAAGGAGTTTTTTGCGGCTCCTTTTCGATGGCTCTTCGCCACCATAGACAAAAGTACTGACATCTTCCCCAACACACTTACCATGTGTAGACCAGCCGAGACGTGCGGGTGGGATTGACTCAGCAAGCTTTTTGAATTGTACTTTGCTAATTTTTTCATTACTCATCTTCTTCCTTTTTTTTGTTGTTACTTAGTCAATGCTCGAGTATAACTAATTCGAGTCTGACCAAGATCTGCTCTACTACCGCTGGCCTTACCAGCACTATAGCCACTAGCACTTGTTAGGGTTCTAGTAGCTGCACTTACTTTACTTACCGACTGCCAATAGTCAAGAATGGCTTCTTCCTTACTTACCAACACCAAGGAGAACTTATTGTCCCCAGTGGCCTTAGCAACAGCATCAGCCTGTTCTTGCTTGGCCTCTTTAAGTCTCTTACCAATCGTTTGAGCATAACCAGCTAGAAAGCTCTTCTTCCAGCTAGTAGTGTTAATCGTATGGTGATCAACTGTCATTCGTAGTTTATCGAGTTCAAACATCATTTGTCTAATCATATCGGTAAGTAAGAACCGGTACATAGTTAATGAGAGTTCAATATCACTTTCATAACCATAGATAACGGCATAGTTCTTACCTCTAAGAACTCGACAGAAGTTTTCTCTAGCAATACTACCCAATAGCATAATCTTATCAATATAGTAAGGACTGGGAACTTCCACTCTCTTACTAATGATAACATCTGATTTTTGAGTACCAAATAGATTTACTTCATCTACCTGGTACTTGGTCATCAATTCCTGAGCCTTTTGTTGGCAGGACTTGGCTTCCTCAGGGTAGTCGGTATTATTGGCTCTAGTTAGTAAAGCCTCTACCTTACGAATAACATCTTGTAGTTTGCTATCCAAGTTGTTCTCCTTTTTCTTACTATCTATTATTTTATTTACAACCTGATTATAAATCAACTAGAATCTATCTCATCAGTTGAGGCTAATCAATACCCCAAGACCCCTCACGGGGTTTCGAATCTTACTTACTCCCAATCTCCATTGGTTTGCTCTAATAGACTTTCTCCTTCTATCTTCCAAAGCCTTGGGTCTTCTCCACCGCAATCACGACAGATAGTTTTCCAATCTGTATTAGCTTCTATAGCAGCAAATGTATCACGCTTACCACAAAGTTCACAAACTGTATAGTTATCAATCATTTTTAGCACATGCTCCATTGCAAATTCATATGCTGCATCTGTATTAAATGGATACGGACATTTTTCTACTTCATTAACAACTGGGTCAGTTATAAGATTATAGACATCACCTGTACAGAACTCCAAAGGTACTCCACCACGTATATAACAAACTTCTCCATTATCCTTTGTCAACAAAAAGATATGTGTAATATCGTCATTAATTGGAACATCTAGCTTATAATACCTTGCTGTAATTTCATCACCATCTTCACGGCGATCAACTAATTCAACTGCATTCATTTTACATCTCCTTTTTCTTACTATCTATTATTTTATTTACAACCTGATTATAAATCAACTAGAATCTATCTCATCAGTTGAGGCTAATCAATACCCCAAGACCCCTCACGGGGTTTCGAATCTTACTTACTCC